AAAAGCTGACCAAGCGCACGGTTGCCCCCCGGGGGTCTGCGACTGACCGGCGGGGGGACTTGATCACTCCCTGTTTCACCTCTGCTAGCAGAGCAGGCGTATCCGACCAGCACAAGAGGAATATTGCAGAGGCTATTGATTGACCAACAGAGGTCCACTATTATTGACTACAGCGGGACAATCAGACGGTCGCAGGAGACAGCCAATGCCGCAGGGTAACAGCTCCAAGGGTGGCGGGGAGTCTGTGCGCCCGACAGACGTGATCGACCCGGTGAGTGTCCAGTGTACGGCAAAGGCCCGGAGCACGCAGGAGCGCTGCAAGGGACAGGCAGTGCCCGGTCTGAACGTGTGCTACCAGCACGGAGGGGCACCCAAGGGTAGTCAGGAAGCAGCGATGGCCCGTAGCACCACTGCGACGATCGAGCAGTTCGTTGCGGTCTACGGAGAGCCGCGGACCAACATCACCGCCGAGGAAGCAATGGCGGAGGAGCTCGCAAGGACAGCCGGACACGTTGCGTGGCTGGAGGAGAGACTGCGTCAGCAGGACCCGACCACGTTCATCAAGAGCATGTGGATGTACAAGCGCCAGAGTGGCTACGTGAGTCCGGACGAGGTCGACAACTTCGCCTGGAACGCTGCAGGGGCCGTCTGGATCGAGCTGTACATGAAGGAACGCGCTCACTTGCTGCGCACGGCCGAGGTGCTGATCCGCAGCGGGTTCGAGGAACGACGAGTGCGCCTTGCAGAGAAGATGGCCGACCAGCTAGGGGAATCGGTGACCTGGTTGCTGGTGCAGCTGGGCCACGATGTGGATGACCCCGTAGTGCGTGAGAAGGCGTTTACCGCACTGCAGATGGCCAGCGGACGAGAGATCGTTCAGAGCACGGCGGTCAGCGCATGACGACACCGACCAACGCCTTTGAGCTTGCCGCTCAGAAGCACTTTGGTCCGGTGTACGGAACCGACCCGGTCCTCTGGGCCAAGAACAAGCTCAACACGCACCTGTGGAGCAAGCAAGGCGAAGTTGCACGCAGCGTTGTGACGAACCGGTACACCGCAGTCAAGAGCTGCCACGACTCCGGCAAGTCATTCGACGCAGCAGTGCTGACCTGCTGGTGGCTGGATACCCACCCTGCCGGAGAAGCGTTCGTGGTGACGACAGCCCCGACGGCTCCTCAGGTGGAAGCGATCCTCTGGCGAGAGATCGAGAAGCTGCACTCCAAGCACCACCTCAAGGGTCGGATCACGCAAGGCGGCTTCCCGCAGTGGAAGTTCGGCAGCGAGATCGTTGCCTACGGACGCAAGCCGGCCGACTACGACCAAGCCGCCTTCCAGGGCATCCACGCCCGGTACGTGCTGGTCATCATCGACGAGGCAGATGGCGTCCCGGAGGGTCTCTTCGACGCAGTTGACTCGCTGGCGACGAACCGCCATGCTCGAGTCCTAGCGATCGGGAACCCCGACAACCCGGGGTCACACTTCTCCATTGTCTGCCGTCCGGGCAGCGGCTGGAACGTGATCACCATCGACGGGCTACAGTCCCCGAACTTCACGGAAGAGAAGGTGAGGCAAGACGCACCCCTCACCTACCAGTTCATGGTGGACAATGGGATCCCCTTCTCTACAGAGTGGATCCCGGATGCACTCGAAGACATGTTGCTGTCTCCTCTGTGGGTGGAAGAGAGGCTCAAGCGATGGGGCGTGACACGTGTCGAGGTGGACGGTGAGGTCACTTGGGCCTGCCCGGCCCTCTGGCAGAGCAAGGTCCGCGGAGAGTTCCCAGACGACGCCAGCGAAGGACTCATCCCTCTCGGATGGATCATTGCCGCACAGCGCCGCTGGTCGGAGTTCTATGAGCGCGGTGGTGACGAGTCTCAGATGGCGGGTACCCGAGTCTACGGTGTGGATGTGGCTCGCTATGGCGGCGATGACACAGTGGTGGCAGACCGGCAAGGAGATCTGCTCATCCGCGTGGAGCGCTGGGGGATGCAGGACACGATGACCACCGTCAACCGCTTGATGCCGCGTTTGGAGTACCTCGGCTCCTGTGTCGGTGTGGACGTGATCGGTGTTGGTGCCGGAGTCGTGGACCGCCTGAGGGAGCTTCGCAAGCGCGTGGTTGCCTTCAACGCATCCGGTCGCACGAACGAGAAGGACCAGACGGGTGAGTGGACGTTCCCGAACCGCCGCAGCGCAAGCTGGTGGGGTCTCCGAGAGCGACTCGATCCCGCCAACAACTCGAAGGTGATGCTCCCGCCCGACGAGATGCTCGCTGCAGAGCTGAGCGCACCCAAGTGGCACGTTGCCGCAGGAGCGAAGATCGTGGTCGAGGAGAAGGATCAGACGCGGAAGCGTCTTGGTCGCTCTCCTGACACGGCTGACGCGGTCGTGATCGCGTTTGCCACACATGGATGGACTGGAACAGAGGAAGCCGCGTACGCCAGCTGGGCCGAGCCCAGTCAGATCGAGGTTGACGGGGTCTTCTCGGAACTGGTGTCGAACTGGCAGTGACACAATGGCCGTCATGGAGTGCACCACCTGTGCCAAGCGGGTTGTGACAGTTCAGGAGGCGGTACTGTACTTCGAGGGACATGCGTACGTTGCAGTGATGTGTCCCACATGCAAGAGCCCGATCGAGATGATCCGGGTCGAGAGCGTAACCGTAGAGGAAGGAGGTGACACATCGTGACAGTGGTGCCATTCGGACGTGGGATCAGTCAGCCCAGGCTCGACTCGGAGGTCGGTACGGCCTACGAGCTGAGTGACGGCAACCGCATGTTCTGGGACTCCGGAGCATACGAGGAGCAGATCGAGTCCAGTGACTGGTCCGTCGAAGAGATGCAGGAGATGCTCCGCATCGATGGCAAGTCCGCCTCGATCGAAGGTGTCCTGACTCTCCCGATCCGTGCTGCAGCTGCCAAGTGGGGTATCCTGCCGGGCCGCGGGAACGAGGATCACGACGACATCACCGAGCAGATGGCTGACGACCTCGCTCGGATGGAGACTCCGATGGAGGAGATCGTTGGCCAGATGACCAACGCCTTCATCTACCGTCGCACGACGATGGAGAAGGTCTACACCATCCTCGATGACGATCGGTTCGGGTACAAGGGCATCTACTACCGTCCGCCGTCGACGACTTCGCTCCTCAAGGACAAGAAGGGCAAGGTCGTCGGGTTCAAGCAGATCACGACGGACAAGCCTGAGGGCATCAAGATCCTCAAGCCGTACGCGCTGACGTACGTGCACGGTCGCCACAAGTCACCTGCTGCCGGCGTGTCCGACATGGAGGTCGCGTGGCAGTGCTACAACCTCAAGCAGAAGATCAAGTTCCTCTGGTACAGCTTCCTTGAGGGGCAGGCTCTCCCGCGCACCGTGATCATCTCGTCGGACATCGAAGCTGCCAAGAGTGCTGTGAAGGCTGTCGCGCAGCTCAAGAGCGCAGGTGTCGCTGGCGTCCCGCAGCAGTGGATCAACTCCATCGAGACCATCGACTCTGGTGGCAGAGGCGCAGGCGAGTTCAAGGAAGCGCTGCGGTGGCTGGATGCGGAGGCCGCAGGCTCTGTGCTGGCGGGGTTCACTGACCTTCCGAGTCGTGCTGCTGAGGGTGTTGGGTCGTTCGCACTCTCCAAGGACTCGACGGACTTCTTCCTTCAGATGCAGCAGGGCAACGCCAGGGAGCTCTGCCAGACCGTTCGTACAGATGTCCTCGCGGATCTCACGCACTGGAACTATGGCCAGGATGTCATGGTTCCGCGGTTCGTGATCGGGTCGCTGGACCGAGAGGATGCAACGGCCTCTGTGACGCTGCTTCAGACGCTGGCGACTGCGCCGGACCTGAAGGTACCGCTGGAGTTCATCGAGATGCTCACTGTGCACATCGCAGAGCTGTTGGGGCTGGACCTCGACAAGCTGATCGCAGCGCAGGTGGACCTCCGAGGGAAGCTGGAGCAGGAAGCGGAGACGCAGCAGATGGAGCGAATCGCCGCTGTGCAGGCACAGGTGGACACTGTCACCGCTGCAGCGCAGCAGGCAAAGCAGCAGCAACAGGCTGCCTCGAAGACGAGCGCTGGACAAGGAGGTGGTCAGAGTGGCAATGGCGGAGCACAGCAGTAAGGTCCACCCGGGACTGGAGCGAAAGCCAGGCGGCCCTGACAACTGGGTCGAGGCCACGGGAGGCCTGCCGGACTACATCGAGCGCATTGCGAAACACCTTCACTCAGATGAGGGGTTCCCCATTGACCGTGCTATCGCCACAGCGGTGAACACGGTCAAGCGCTGGGCTGCCGGAGGGACGGTGACCGCGGAGGGCGGACCCAAGGTGACCGCAGAGACGCAGGCGAAGGCCGCCAAGGCGTTGTCGCAATGGAACGCCATGAAGGCGCGGGCACACTCCCTCTCCGGAGCAGAGGTGCAATCGCGGATGGATCTCGTGCGACGAGTGGTGACTGCCGAGGGTGCTCGGTTCTACGGCCAGGCCGTCGGAGCTGTCATCACGAAGGACGCGGAGGACCGTGCAAAGGCGAAGGCCATTGCCGGTGTCAACAGTGCGGGGAAGAACCCTGACTTCTCCAAGCTCAGCCCGGAGGAGCTTGCAACGCTCCGGGAACGACTTCTTGAGCTGCTGAAGGTGTTGCGTCGGGACTCTCCCGGCAGTGACCGAACTCGGCAGGTTGAGAGGACCCTACAGGCCATTCCCCAGAAGGGGACGAAGCCCGATGGGTTCGAACCACCGGCTGACAAGGATCAGCCTGTGGTGCGGAGGCACACTCCTCTCGAGAACCAGCGTGCGCGTGTTGCACGTCTGGCGAACGACGGAAAGGTGTCCGAAGCAGTGAGGGCCCGCCGGGCCCTCATCGCCAAGCTCTCTGCCAAGACAAAGAAGGGAGGCAAGTGAGATGGCAACAGCAACCCTGACCCCGATGCAGGTCGGGGCACCGAAGACCCTTGGGAAGTCGGTGTTCCGGAAGCAGCTGCTCCCGAACGGGAGCATCACCTACAAGGGGCGCAAGGTGGACTTCGACGAGAAGTACCGCCGTGACCTCGCTCGTGCATTCGAGGAGGGCGCATTCGACCAGGTCCCGTTCCTGCTCGCCGACAAGGACAACGCTCACACGATGGACCCGGAACGGTTCCGTGGGGACGTTCTCGGGATCGAGTGTGCAGCCGACGGGCTCTACGTCACCATGGACCTGACTCCCGATGCAGCGGAGCTGGTCCGGAAGAACCCGAAGCTCGGTGTGTCCGCGAGGATCATCGAAGGGCTCGAGCACGCTGACGGTCGGACGTTCGATCGCGCCGTGCAGCACGTACTGGGAACTCTCGACCCGAGGGTGACTGGGATGAAGCCATGGGAAGAGGTTTCCCTGGCTGCCGAGGTGGGCGTGGAGGACACGTTCGACCTCAGCAACATGGAGTACGACAAGGAGGAGCAGGTGACCACGTCAACGACCGGTGCACCAGCCGTCACGGAGCCGCCTCCGGTGGAGGGATCGACTTCGGTCGAGCTCACTGCCGAGGACAAGGCGTTCATCGACATGGTCGTGGACGCTGCTCGCAGTGCCGGTGGCGTGTCGCAGGAGGCACTCGACCTCGTGCGCACGCAGGCCGAGAACGCGCAGGCCGAGATCCGTCAGCTCAAGAGCGACAACGCCAAGGACCGCTGGACCGCTGAGAAGCGCCAGTACCTGCAGGCCGGCGTGCCGCGAGTGATGCTGGAGCTCGCCACCCCCGTGATGGAGCTGACCGAGAACGGTGTTCTCGAGCTCTCCCGCGGTACCACCAAGCTCGACGCTGCCAAGGTCATCCGGGAGATCCTGGACCAGGCCCGCGGGACCGTCGACCTCAACCGACTCGATGGCACGGACGACGACGAGGGGGACTCCATCCGCGACGCGGAGGAGGACAAGCTCGTCGACGCCTGGGACATCGGTGACAAGTAAGGAGGGCTGAACCATGACAGGAGTTCTTCCCCGGTTCACCTCTGGACCGGTCACGTACGAGGTTGTCGAGGCGGTGGCGGGCGGTCAGCTCGTCGAGGCCCGTGCATCCTCGAAGGTCGGTGTCGCCGCAGCGGGTTCGCTCGTCTGCCTGGGCATCGCCACCAAGGACGCGCTGCCGGCTGGCACCACGCAGTCCTCGACGACTGTTCCTGCTGCCTTCGGGCCGGCCGTGAACCTCTCGCCGATCAACGAGTACGTTGCTGTGGACCGTCGCAAGTGGTTCCCGGTCAACTACACCACGAGCGCTACCTTCGGGCAGAAGCTCATCTGCGCCGCTT